TGCTGGTCGTTCTGAAGCACTATCCTTATTAGTATTTGATGAGGCGGCATTTATTGATAAGATTGAAGATATATGGGTATCATCACAATCAACACTATCGACTGGGGGTAATGCAATTATCCTTTCAACACCAAATGGTGTAGGAAACTTCTTTCACAAAACTTGGGTAGGTGCAGAAGATGAAACAAATACCTTCAATACTATTAGATTACATTGGAGTGTACATCCTGAACGAAATCAAGATTGGAGAGATGAACAAGAGGTACTATTAGGACCAAAAGGAGCAGCACAAGAGTGTGATTGTGATTTCGTTTCTTCTGGTGATACTGTAATAGACCCACAACTCCTTATGTTCTATAAAGAATCATATGTACAAGAACCAGTAGAAAAGACTGGGTTCGATGGAAACCTTTGGAAGTGGGAATATCCAAACTATCAGAAATCTTACATGGTAGTTGCCGATGTTGCTCGTGGTGATTCTGCCGATTTCTCGGCATGTCATGTTATTGATATAGAAGAATCATCTCAAGTTGCAGAATACAAAGGTAAATTAGATACAAAAGATTTTGGGAACTTCTTAGTTTCCCTTTCAACTGATTATAATAATGCATTACTCGTTATTGAGAACGCAAACATTGGTTGGGCAGTAATACAACAAGTAATTGATAGAGGATATGGTAATCTTTTCTACATGAGTAAAGATTTGAAGTATGTAGATGTTGAGAATCAATTAAACAATAAATACAACAGAGAAGAACGAAGTATGACAGCAGGTTTTTCTACTACCTCTAAAACAAGACCTCTAATTATTTCAAAGTTAGAACAATATATTAGAGAAAAAGATATTACCATTCGTTCACAGAGAACAATAGATGAATTATTTACATTTATATGGAATGGTAACCGAGCAGAAGCAATGAGAGGTTATAATGATGATTTAACTATGTCCCTTGCAATATCATTGTGGGTTAGAGATACTGCTTTGAGATTAAGACAAGAAGGAATTGATTTAACTAAACAGGCATTGGGTGGAATTAGTGCACATCAATTAGATGTAGGTAACATGGGATTTGGAGGAAATTCATCAATGGATGAAAATCCATGGCAAATGAGAGTTGGAGACAATAATGAGGATTTGACTTGGTTAATTAAATAACTATATATTTATAAGTTGAGGAGATAATAATATGATATCAATGAAAAAACTATTAAATGAAGATAAAAAGTACTGTAATGAGTACTTTGTAGAAAACTATGATGATATAAAAGAGTTCTTAGAATTCATAGAATCATATAAATCCGATATTAACGAAGCTGAATACCAAGGTAGAACAGTAAAACTTGGTAAACCAACGAGAGGCGATGTTAAGAAATTCAAAGTATATGTCAAAAACCCACAAGGTAACGTTGTAAAAGTTAACTTTGGACATGGAGGAACTTCTGCAAAGAAGCAAGGAGAGAAAACAATGAAAATCAGAAAATCTAATCCAGATGCACGAAAAGCATTTAGAGCTAGACATAACTGTGATTCACCAGGTCCAAGACACAAAGCAAGGTATTGGTCTTGTAGAAAATGGTAAAACAAAAATAAATAAAGGTTATAAATTAAAACAGGAATAAAATGGCAGATACTTCATTTTTCGGCAGACTTACAAAACTTTTTCGTTCTCAAGCGGTAGTTACTATCGATAAGGATGGAAAAAGAAACGTATTTGATGGTGATGAAAGACAACAAACAAACTTATCATCATTAAGAGACCGATATACTAAATTACAGAAATCCTTCTTTGAACAATCAGGTGGTGCACAATCTATGGCATACCAACAAGTTCGTAGAGAGGTATTCAGAGATTACGATGCAATGGATAATGACCCAATATTAGCATCAGCACTCGATATATACGCAGATGAATGTACATTAAAAAACGAATTTGGTGATGTACTTCTTATTCAATCAGAAAATCAAAAAGTACAAGAAATATTACAGAACTTATTCTATGATGTATTAAACATAGAATTCAACCTGTGGCCTTGGACAAGAAATCTAGTAAAGTATGGAGATTTCTTCTTAGGTTTAGAAGTTGCTGAAGGTAAGGGTATCGTAAATGTTACTCCTCATTCAGTTTACAACACAGAAAGATTAGAAAGAACAGACCCATCGAATCCAAACTCGGTAAAATTCAAAATTACGGAAGACCCGAATGGAAAAGAAGAATATGAAAACTTCGAAATCGCTCACTTTAGATTATTAGCAGATACTAACTGGTTACCTTATGGTAAATCAATGGTTGAAAATGGTAGAAGATTGTGGAAACAATTATCTCTAATGGAAGATGCTATGTTAATCCATAGAATCATGAGAGCACCTGAAAAAAGAGTTTTCAAAATTGATATTGGTAATATCCCACCAACAGAAGTGGATAACTATATGCAGAGAATCATCAACAAGATGAAGAAAGTTCCTTTCATCGATAGAAATACTGGTGATTACAACTTAAAGTATAATATGCAAAATCTAACTGAAGATTTTTACTTACCAGTTAGAGGTGGTGATAGTGGTACACAAATAGATAATCTTGCTGGATTAGAATATGCAACTATCGATGATATTGATTACTTAAAGAATAAAATGTTTGCAGCACTAAAGATTCCAAAGGCTTATTTAGGATATGAAGAAAACGTAAATGGTAAAGCAACATTAGCAGCTGAAGATGTAAGATTTGCAAGAACAATTGAAAGAATACAGAGAACACTTATTTCAGAATTATCTAAAATAGCCATTGTACATTTATATGCACAAGGGATTCAAGATTCAGAAATGGTTAACTTTGAATTACAGTTAGTTAATCCATCTACAATTTACGAACAAGAAAAAGTAAACTTGTGGAGTGAAAAAATTAGACTGGCTCAAGATATTCAAGGTCTTAATATGTTATCCAAAGATTGGGTATATGAAAATATATTCAAACTAAGTGGTGGTGAACAAAATGACCAAAGAGTTGCAATGTTAGATGACTTAAAAGATAGATTCAGATTTCGTTCTATTGAAGATGAGGGTAATGACCCAGCTATGGAAGATGAACCTGATGATATTGAAGAATCATTGGAACAACTTAAACAAGAAATTAAAGATAAAGGTGGTAGACCTAGAGAAGGTGGAACTTATGGAAAAGATAAACATCCATTAGGTAGAGACCCACTTGGTGATAAAGAAAGAACTAAAAAAAGAAGTAGAACTTCTGAGGAAAAGGCGATAAAAATGATTAATGGAATCGCCGCTAAACGTAAATATTTACATGAAGTCAAGGATATGTTAGATGAATCTAACTTACTTGAAAGTGAGTAAAAATGATTAATCTTTTATAAATTTATATTTATAATAGAGTAATTTTATATATTTGTAATTGGAAATTGTAAAAATGAAAAAAATAAGACATTCAAAATTTAAGAATACGGGCTTTCTTTTCGAAATACTAACCCGTCAAATTACAGTCGAAGTCTTGAACGGTGGTGATGAAAAAGCTAAAGGAATTGTAAAAGAATTCTTTGGTGGAAGAACAGAACTATCTAAAGAGCTCAGATTGTTTAATTTATTAATAAATGAAAAATATAATACTGAATCAAAATCTGAAAAGTTTATTGATGCTATATTAGAAGCACATACTAAAATTGATTACTCAAAACTGAAAAGAGAGAAATACAATCTTGTTAAGTCAATCAAAGAAACTTTCGAAATAGGAAATCTATTATCTTCTCCAGTTACCAATTACAAGATTTTAGCTTCTATTCACAAATTATTCGAAGGAAAGAAAAACGATATTCTTCAAGTAAAAGATGTCTTTGACTCTAAAATTACTATCATTGAACATATTTCCAATTCAACTCCAACTCTTAAGAAAAAAGAGGAAAAGCTTGTTGAAGATTACAAAAAGCAAGAAAAAGATTTAAGATTACTTACTTATAAAATTCTTTTGGAAACTTTTAACAAGAAATATACTAACTTAGATACATCTCAAAAAGGTTTACTAAGAGAATATATTAACAACATAACTAATACATCTAAATTTGGTACTTACTTTGAGAAACAACTTATAAGTACAATTACTGAACTACATACGATGTATAAGGGAATGAATGATAAGATTACAAAAATTAAATTGCGTGAAACTATTAATGTTTTGAAAAAACAAAAAATCGGTAAAAAGATTAACGATTCACAAGTTTCAGCTTTAATGATGTCTTATGAGTTGATTAAGGAGATAAAGAATGTCAATGGAAAAAAATCTTAATAACTTTATTCAAGAACTAATTCAAGAAATTGAAAAAGAATTAGATGAAGCAACAACTACCGCTAATGTAGCTGGGTATAATGTACCTGGTGCATTTTCTAATGGTGGTGCTAAAGATAAAAAACGTAAGAAAAAGATTGCAACTCAATTTGGATATAAGATAGTTGGTAAAATGGATGAAGATTCAATCAACGAAGCCAAAGATGAAGTTACTCCCAAACAATTATCAAAAATACAATCTGATATAAAAAAGATTAATAGAAAAATCAAAGTTTATATTAGTAAACATCCTGTTGATAAAGGAAAATTAAACATAGAACTAGGTGGTGACCATCCATTTGGTAATGGTGATGATAGAGAAATTCATAAGATTGATAAAGTATTAAAAAAACATACAGGTACAGTTCATACTGGTACTATCTTTATGGAATCAATAAATGAAGCCAAAGTAAAAAGACCAGTAAATCGTTGGTTAGAATTAAAAAACGATGAATCAATGCATCCTCACAAGAAGATGGCAATGGGATTGAAAGAACTTAAATATCAACTTAGAGAAACTGAAAAGTTTTTCAATTGGTATAATAAGATTAAAACAATGAATGAATTAGATTCCAATCAGTATTGGAAAAGAACAAATTCACATATTTATACTATAAAAGAGAAACTTATCAATATAGCTAAAACAATACAGGAAATCGAAAAATGAAAATAACAAGAGAACAACTCAAAGGTATAGTTAGAGAAGCTATGATTGAGGAGAACGAATATCAAGAATTTTTTAAGAAAGCTTTAGAAAAAGCTGGAAAATCAATTCCTCAAATGTCTGATGAAGAAAAAAAGGCATTCTTTAACAAAATCGATGCTACTTGGAAAGGTAGAGGAGAGAAAAAAGAACAGGTATCTGAACTAACAGCAGCTCAGAAAAAATTACCACCTGCACTTCAGAAGGCAATAGAGAAAAAAGAAAAAAAATAAATGACTAAGAGAGAATTATATGATATAATCAACGAAGAAATCATTAATGTTAAAAATAATAATATTAATGAGGAAATCACGAATGAAGATGAAAAACTTATTCGTGAATTGATTCGTCAAGAAGTATCAGCAATTTTCTTTGATTTATTTAAGAAACGTAAAATGTGGGGAGCATAATGAGTAAACTATTAATAGAAACAAACCTATTCGAAGGTGCAGTTAACGAAGATTCAAATGGAAGAACTATCGTTAAAGGTATTTTACAAAGAGCAGGTGCGGAAAATCAAAATGGAAGGATATATCCTAAAGAAATTTTGATGAGAGAGGCTAAGAAGTACGAAACACTTATAAAAGAAAGACGTGCTCTTGGTGAATTAGACCATCCCGATTCTTCTGTAATCAATCTAAAGAATGTTTGTCATAATGTAAGAGAGATACATTGGGATAATGATGATTTAGTAGGAACAGTAGAGATTTTACCAACTCCCTCAGGTAACATCTTAAAAGAACTACTTAAAGCAGGTATTCTATTAGGTATATCATCAAGAGGTATGGGTTCAGTAGAACCTTTATCAGGTGGTAAAGTACAAGTAGGTGAAGATTTTGAATTGATTGGTTGGGATTTTGTTTCTAATCCATCAACACATGGAGCATTTATGACTCCAATGAACGAATCTGTGAATAAACAACTTATTCAACAAACTGAAGTTTGTAATGAATGGTGTAAGGCACAGGATATGATGAGAGAAATTATAACAGAATTAAATTAAGGTTATGGGATTTAGTATTCAAGACTATATGTCTAAAAATAAAATCAAACTAGGTGAGGTTGAACGAGAAATAGGTTCTAACCCTGCTAAAAGTTATAACGATATTCGTAAAACTAACTATGAAGTTAAAATTAATGATGATGGAAAGTTAGACCTTTACACAAATACAAAAGAAACTAAAAATTTATAAATAGGAGAAAAATTATGCCACTAGGAGATTTAACACCACAGAAAGAAACTAAACCAATTGAAAACAAATCAATTCAAATCGGAGGAGTTCCTCAAACAAAAACAAAAATTTTCAACGCTGGCCAAGTAAATATTGGTGGTGTTGGTGAAGTAAGCAAAGGATAATACAATGATTAAACTATCACAACTTATAAATGAGGCTGAAGTATTTACTGCAACGAGTAAAGAAACTGGTACAACTTCTGTATTCAAAACTAAAGATGCAAGAGATGCAGCAATCCAATCAGGAACTCATGAGAAAAGAAAAGGTGATAAAGATGGTGGTGTAGAAGAGCCTGGTAAAAAAGATACTCCTAAAGTAAACATCTTTAAGAAAGATAAAGAAGAACCTAAGAAGGATAGTGGTAGACCAAAAGATTCAACTGGTGATAGAGCAGGTAATCCTGAAGTAAACAAAGCAGTTCGTAAGAAAGCACAAAGTTTAGGTATTACTCCAAAAAAATTAGGTAAAGAAGAATATGAAAGTAGAATGAGTAAAGCAGCTATTGAAGCTCTAACTGATTCAAACTTTCATTCCGAAGCTAGAAAATTAATTGCAGTTTTAGAAGATAAACCAGAATGGGCGAATGACCCAAGAAAAGACCCTAAGATGCCAGATATCATGTCACCTGAATATGAGGAGTGGCAAAAAACAAGTGTATATTCTTCAGAATTATATGATTCAGCAGAAGGTACTGATGATATTGCACATGAAGCAAGTAATCAAGCTGGTTGGGATGGTGTATCTGCATTAGATGCTATTGCATTTGATTTGAAAATGAATGGTAGTAAAAACTTAGCAGCTAAGATACAAGGAATCATTGATGATACTAATGAATCAACAACATCTATCGCAGATATGATACCAGAATCAGTTGTAATCAACGAAGGAACTCGTTCTCAAGTTGGTGTGATTGGTAGAAATGGTAAGATTGTTTCTGCATACGTTCACTACGATGGATATCCATCTAATATGAAACCAGGTCTTAAAAAACACATGAAGAACGAAAAGGATGTTCTTAAGTTAATTAAGATGGGTGGAGCAAGAGGAATCTTTGATGATAAAGAAATTGAATATTACAAAAGTGGAAAACCAACTAAAGGTGATATGAAAGATTTTGGTGGATATGTAGATGCAGCAGATAGAAATGGTATGGCAGAATATGTTTACCTTTATAATATTAAAGATAAGAAATGGTACTTCGCTGATGTATATGGTGATAAAAAATTAAAAAAATTATTCTAACATGAAATTAAAAAACTTAATACCAGAAGGATTTGTAGTAATGTACAAATTAAAGAAAGACCTAAGAAATATGAGTATAGGTCCTGCTTCTGCATGGTATAAAGATGTTAGAGATGCTGAAAAGTTTTTAAAATCTGTTGAGAAGGATGGTGGTAAAGGAATGGTTGTAAAAGATAAAGCACCAAAATCAAAAATAGATAGAGGAATATAATAAGGAGAACAAAATGAAATTAACCCAACTACTTAAAGAAAACGAACAAAGACCTCTTTCTAATGAAGTAAAAAAACACTTCTTAGAAATTGTTTCTACTTACAACAAATACCAAGAATCTATGGATAGAAAATCAGATATCGTAAAGGTAGCTGAAACACTTGGTGGTATAACAGAAGCAGCTAGAACACTTGCTATCAGAGAAGGTGATGATTGGTTTGATAAACATACGGTTAAAAGAAACATGAGTGAATTGGATAAGTTGGGTAAACAATTCGATAAAGTTGCTCTTGAAGCTAAGGCACTTGACCAAAGAATGGGTGGAT